AATGAACGGTTGATTGTTACTGCTGTTACATGGTCAGAAAGATCAACAGAGTTAATCTTAACGCCTACGTTATTGTTTAGAAATACAGCCATTAGGATTATTCCTCGTCTTTCTTAGTAGATGCTGGCTTTGGTGCTGAAGTAACCTGCCCGATTTTCTTCAGGAAGGCTTCGTTTTCTTTTTCCCATTCGGACATTTTAGCTCCAGGTAGTTAGAACGGATAGTGACATCTCGCAAGTAAGCAGGTCACCAGATTGGGCGTTGAGAACGCTTGGTTGGGTAACTGCTCCCACATTATAGGTCAATGAGGATGCTGCGAGTTTGTTGAACACACCCACAAGGGCATCTTCAATTCCATTGAGGTTGCCTTCATTATCGAACAAAGGCACAGTTATGATTATCTTAAAATTAGCAGTTGGAGCAATCGTGTTATGTTGATTGTTATTTGGCTCTAAATATGGATCAGAAGGACTAACGATTACTGAGTTAGCAAGAACTGTGGCTGGTGGGAATGCAAATGTTTGCCACTTAGTGTTATCGACTAATGCTGTCGCAATCGTGGTTCTAAGAGTAGTGAGAGCAACTGGCATTATCCGACCATCGAGTTAGGGCTAATGGCGTGGGCTAATAAGCCACGCACCCGAGCCAACAATGTGTTACCCATGCGATATGGGCTTGGAGTAAAGTCCGGAGATACGCCGCCTGAATTGCTTACCTGACGAGCCTGCCAGATATCTACTGAAATCATAAGTGCTGCTTCTTGAACTGCTGAATCTTGTGACCAATCAACATATTGATCTGCTGCGACCTGACCCAAAGGATTTACTGGGTGGTAGGGAGCTGGTGTGTTGTTGTTGCCTGTGATCGCGTAAGTAATGTTGTAATCGCCAACGCCTGTGAGAGTCTTAGAACCGTTGTGCTTTGACCCGTTGCCTGATACCACAACTGTTTGTCCTACATAAAAAACATCTTCGACTAATGTGTCAAAGTAAAGTGTGCCTGTTGTGGCTGTGTTGCTATGCCCTACATTGAATGTGTAGTTATTCCAAAGCATAGGAAGAATCACAGCATCAGCTGCATCGCATACTGATTGAAGTGTTGCATCATTGTAAAGTGAGCCAACGCCTAAAGCTGAGCGAAGTTCGCTAACTGTGCAGAGTGACATTCCTATTCCTTTCTAAAGACTGGGAGTGGGTCAAGGGCTGCGACCCACCCCCAGCGACTTAGGGTCTTGCTTACGGTGCTGTGTAGTTAAAGCGGCGAACGCCCTTACCTGACTTAGCAACATAGAGTGCTAGGTATCCGTAAAGGTTGATTTCGATTTCGCCTGAAGTCAAGACATTGACACGAAGTTGTGTTGTTGGTGACTCCCAAGCATATACAGAGCGTGGTGCAACTAGGAATGCTGATTCATCAACGATTCCTGAAGTTGTGATGTTGTGATCGACAATAAGGTCTGTACCAAGTACGCCACCAACAACTGAAGTTGCTACTGCGTTACCTGATGCGTTGTAAGTTGCGCCTTGTGCTGAGTAAAGTGCGCGACCTGTTGTATCAGCGTATCCTGCAATTGCCGCCCATTGGTCAGTTGAAGCAACGAGTTTGTTAGCGAAGTCTCCGCCAGTTCCCTTGTAAGCTGCTGCGCCTTCTACTGAGATGAAGGATTGTAGTCCTGCTGCTGTTGCAGCAACACCTGTTGCTTGTGTTCCGTTAGCTGTGAACTCAGCGATAAGAGCTGCATCAGTAGCCTTCTCATACGCCTTGCGAAGTTCTGCCATCATCAATTCCATGAATGCTGGAGATGAGCGATCAACGAGTTCAAATGAAACACGCTGTAAGCCTGAGAACTTGTTTACAGTTACTGTGTCGTAAGCAGATGTCATGCCTGTTTCAGATGGTGCTGAACCTTCGTTTGTATCTGCAACTGTTGGTGCTGTGTTAGCTGAAGAAGCATTTGTGTAGAGGCGTGGAACTGTAAAACTCATGCCTGACTCTACGAGTGCTGAACGAGTTACAGCTTCAAATGCAGGGCGTCCTGTAAATGTGTCTGTAAGAAATGTTTGTAAGTGACCTGGAAGTGTCAAGCCTGTGTTTGTTGATGTTGAATCATCTGCTGCACGAATTGTGCGGCGTGCTTCGTCATCGCCAAGAGCTGCCTTGATGTTTGCTTCGAGGTATTGTGCTGATGTGATTGGTGCTACGCGCTCACGCACGCTTGTAACAGCCACAGTTGGACGAGCAGCTTCAACCGCTGCTGCTTCCACTTCTGGTGCTGCAACTGTCTCTGGAGTATTCTCCACAGCTGTCTCGCTTTCGTTTGATGGTTGGGTTTCTTCTACAACTTCAGAAACTTGTTCAGCTTCTTCCGCTGCGATTTCAGTAACCTGAGCAGACTTGAATGCTGGCTCTGTTACTAAACTTACTTCCATGAGTTTTGCGGCGGATACATGGATAACGCCATTCTTGCTCTTTGATTTAATAACCTCAACGCCAACAGACAATCCTGCCTGTAATCCTTCACTTGCAAGGATAAGCGCATCTGTTCCGCGTGATGAGTTGCTGATCTTGAATGATGCGTAAATTGCATCATCTGTTTCTGTAAAAGATTGAGCGCGTCCTAGCGGTGCCTTGACATCGTGTTGGCTGAGTAGCTTCACGGTCTTTGGTTCTGGAATCTGTATTGAACCGCGCTCAAATATAACTTTGCCAGCTGAAGTGTTACCTGTCTCAGTTTCGAGAGGCACAATCTTGCCGCTGATTTGTCTTGTCTCGCTTGATGCCTGAACATCAGCAGCGAAGGCTGCATCGAAGGTAATCTTCACGATGTCATCCCCTCATTTCCGTTAGGTGTCTGATCTGTCATTTCCATCGCCTGCTCAGTTGTAATGAGTCCTAGCGATAGCAATTTTTCAATTACTAGAAGTTCTTGTAATGGGTCTTGACGCAAGAATGTGTCATTGATTGCGAACTTAACTACATTGCCACGCGCTGTAATGTCGTCCATAGATAAACGATCTTCAATCGCTGAGATAAATGGCTGTAATGAGTAAGCCACAAAGTCTTTGCGTGAATCTAAAACATTAGTGTAAGTGTAAGAAGAGTTCATATCCGCTGAAACATAAATTGCTGGAACATTGCACATTCTTGCAATTTCAGTTGCCATGAATTGCTTTGCTTCGTCATACATCATGTCTTTTGGTGAGAATGAAACTGGTGTGTAATCAAGTGTGCTTGTCAAGTAAGCAGTTGAGCGATTCTGACGAGCAGACTTCCAAGCAGCTAATAATCCTTGAACTTCTTTAGCATCAAGATCGGCTCCGGAGTTCTTAATGAAGCCTGTTGCCATTGGTGTCTGTGATGCAATAGATGCAGCCTTGTCAATATCGATTGCTGCTTGAATTGTTCGCGCTCCGCGTGAAAGGATACCTTCATCGAGTGCTTGGAATGTTACAAGGCTTCCTAATCCTGACATTGGCACAACTGAGCCATCAACATAGTAATTTGTGACGTACTCATTATGAATGTCTAAATCAAATGTAACGCGAGTGTTAGCAATCCACTCGAAGCGTGAAGGGCGACCGTCATCAGCGTATTGTTCTAGCACGCGCCAGTAAGCAACACCATACATAAGCAATGAATCAACAGTCCATGCAATAGTTACTGATCGCGGCTGTGATACTGATGGTTGTTCTAGCCATAGCGGCGAGCCGAGTTCTTCGCCAGTTGATTTGCGATAAAGCTCTAAAGGTAAAGATGCAATAGTTGATGCAATAAGGTTTCTGCATCGGGCAACAGTAGGAACTGACATTGCTTCATTACGGCGAATGCTAAGAACGCCATAGTTGTAAAGATTGTAATTGTCGCCCATAATCTGTGGGGCGTACTGGGCTAATATAGAAGATTTTGGTTCAGGCTTATTACGCGAGAAAATACCCATATAGACATCTTACCATACTTTGTCTAATATTTGACAATTTCGTGTCGTTGTGTCTAGGCAAAGATTTGTGGCTTGGATTGTGGCTGTGACAACCTGCTTACCAACATTGCAAGACTGATAGGAGCTACAACTGGTCCAGCGCTGGCTTTGCGAACTATGCGCCATTGAGAGTCTGTGCTTTTAGCGCCACAGTTGTTCATCTGATCATCAAGGACTTGCTGACCACCATGCACCACGCGTTTGTTGTCAATCGCATCCTTCAAAGTAGAACAAGCGGCATAGAACTCAGCACCTACAATGGTTTCTACCATCACGCCTGCATTCTGAAGGCGCTCTGCAACAGCTAGTGTCGAATAGCGATCGTAGAGGACTGTACGAGGCTTGTATTGGTCACACCAGCCTTTGATGTCTGCTGCAATCTTCAATTCATCTACTGAGATTTGTGATTCCCATGTTTGTACCAATGAAACACCAATTCGACCATCGGGCAGGATTTGACCTGCCATAAGAGCTGCATTTCTTCGGCTCATGTCAATATCAAAGGCGAACATGGTTAATGGACCAGGAAACATCTCCATCGACCTATCGCAAATGTCTTCCCACGAACCTGGAGTCCAGGGCGATGTCAATGACGAAATCCATTGGCAAAGTGTTTCGGTTCTTGCAGCTTCTATTGTCGATGTTGCAATCGTCTCCTCGATGGCTTCTTCAGGAATCAAATATCCGAGTGACGGGTTCGCCATAGCCCACGCTTTACGATCCCAAATGTCACAAAATGCTGGCGCTGAGTATTCATAGAATCCTAAAGACTTTGGCGGATAGTTGAGGCATTGTTCATGTAGGTCATTAAGGACTTTACTGAACGCATCACCAGCATTGGATGTGAATATGCGCTGAGAGTTAGGGCGTGTCAATGTAACGCTCTTAGAAGCATCCATAGCAACCTCTGATACCTCTCGAAGCTCATCGATCCATAGAAGGTCAGCTGAACGACCACGCGCTCCATCGGATGTAGCTGCTACGACTTCTATCTGTGCGCCCGACTCCAAGATAATGCGTTCTTGACCATTGGTTCTATAAACGCCCTTCTTCACATCGCCACCTTTGAGTTGGCAGCGAAGCCAATCATTGCGTTCAATAATATCGACCATAATGTTAAAAGACTTTAACGCCATTGCTCGATTAGATGACATGATCAAGATGTCCTTCTCGCCAAAGCAGAATAAGCCTGCTAAAACACGCATACGCGCTAAATGGCTCTTTCCTGACTGTCTAGCAATGAGAAGTAGCACAGACTTGCGGATGAAGTTGTTGTTCTTATCAACTGTGAGCATATCTTTGAGAATAAGCTCTTGCCATTTCAATAATGGCTGTCCAATCTTTGCAGCAAAATCCGCAACCTCATCAACGCGAGATTTTCCCTTAAGCCAAGGGCTGTGAAGGCGTGGCTTCAAATCCCCATATAGCTTCTTCTTAGATTTGGACTGAGTTGTCATAGTTCAGGCTTAGGTTGACCAGACATCGGACCAGCTTGGACTGTGCTGGTGGTTTTCGGGTGAAACTGTTAAGCCATTTGGAGAATCGTTCATTGAAACATTGACTTCGGTTGAAGTTCTCGATGACGACCCTTTGGCTTAGGGCGCGACTCGATCACCTATCTGATAGCAAAATTGTCTGTCAGACTCGGGATCGCGCCACAACAATTATTAGAACTAGATGAAGTAATGCTAAGGAACCTAATCAAGGTTCTACAGGAAGATGCGAAGGAGATAGCCAATGCCAGCAACCGTCAAAGGCGGCGTTGAACTCCGTAAGGCACTTCGCAAGTTCGCTCCAGAATTAGGCAAAGAAACACAGAAGGAAATTGCAGGTGTTCTAAAGCCTGTCGTAAAAGAAGCTAGAGGATTTGTCACAGGTTCGCCTTTATCTAATTGGGCTAGAGAAGGTGGCAAGTTTCCTGTATTTAACGCATCTATCGTCAAGCGTGGTATTGGCTATAAGACAACACCATCAAAGCCTAACCGCAGAGGCTTTACAGCATTAGCTCAGATTCGTAACCGTTCAGCAGCAGGTGCCATCTATGAAACAGCAGGTCGTAGAGCGGCAAGCACAAAGCCATCGGCTCGTCCTAACTTTGCTCAGGCAATGGG